ACTTCCGGCGCAAGGGTCAATAACCACATCGCCGGGGTCTGTGAATATGCGAATCAACCGTTCAAGCAATGGAACGGGCTTTTGTGTCGGATGCACTTTGGGCGTTTCGCTATCCCTTATCCAATCAAAGCAATTAAAAATCATCCTGCCATCATTGTTGAACTTGGGCAACTTATCCCGGTACAACAATATCCCATATTCACAATTGCCAACGACTTTCATATTTGCTTTCAACACTTGTGCGGAAAAGTTCTTTCGGAAAACAAGGTTGATGTAATGGTTAAAACCATATCGTTTGCCAAGTTCTATGTATTTGAATTGTTGTTCAAACTCGCAAAACACAATCATGCAAGGGGATTTCCCCGGTTGTTTAGGCTCTTTTATAAGCATCTGCGAACAAAAGTGCATAAATTCAGCCGGGCGAAAATCCTTGTCCGTATCGAAAAACTCCTTACCAGCCTTTTCCGATTCTCCGTTTTTGTTATCCCCATCGACATACCATGCCGGATTACTTGCATAAGCATTGACCCCCAAATTATAAGGCGGGTCGGCAATGATTAATTGCGCTTTCGGGATTCCATAAACTTTGAAGTTTTGTAAATGGTCATTGAATAATTCTATATTCTTCATCGTCTGTCGGTTACAATATCAAACACCGCCTTTGTCAAGTTTATGTCATATAAGGCATTGTGCAATGATTCACTTTCGACATCAACGCCAAGCGTTTTGGCGACCGTGGATAACTTGAAATTCTCCATGTCAGGGCGGCGGGTCGCAAGGTATGCGGATGCAAGCACCATCACATCAATTGTGTTCGACCAAAACCAAGAACCAAAGTATTGGTCGCCGTTCTGCAAGAAGAATCCACGCAAAAATTGATTGTCGAAAGCCGCATTGTTATAACCGACCAAGAAGAACTTGTCTTTCTTGTTGTACTTATCGACATACTTTTCAAGCATCGCAACAAATTCGGAATATACTTGTCGCATTGGCGGGTATGCCAACACTTGTTCACGTGTTACCCCTGCAACTTTCAAGGCTTCATCTTCGATTATCGCCCTTGGGTTTGGTTGAACGTGAAAGTCGAATTGTTCTTTGGAAACACCATCAATCACGATTTCACCCGATATTTGATGGATTCCATTCTTGCCGGGATTTACCCCGGTCGTTTCAAGGTCAAAAAATAGTAATTTCATTGCTTTTTTTGTTTTATAGTGAAACATTGTTTGCTAAATCTTCGATAACCATTGTTCCCAAATTCGGCTTGCAACTTGTGCCATCATCACGGGCGGCACGGACATTCCGCACACATAATGGGGTGATTGACCACCGAAATTGTAGTCTTGCGGAAAGGATGAAATGCAACATACTTCACTTTTTGCAAGGAACTTGGGTTGCACAAAGTGAATCAAGCATGATTCCTTGCTTGCAAGGGTGGGGCATATCCTGTCCGGGTACGCATAAGCCTGATTGAAGTTAGACCCTTTGCCGAACAACCTTTCATTCGCATCGCCTTGGTTGGTGTCGCCATCCTTGCGATTATCCCACAAAAGGCGCATCACCTTTGAATTGATTTCACGCCCTGAATAGTCAGCGACTTCACCAAACATTATTGGCGGCTCGTTGAAATCAAGGTTCAATTTCGGCACTTCGTTGAAAAGGTCTTGCATCACCAAGAATGGGACGGCAAGGTCTTTTCGCAAACAGACAAAGAACACACGTTCACGCCTTTGCGGAACACCCATCTTTTGAGCATCAAGCAACCAATGTTGGCAATAATACCCGGCATCCTCGAAGCCCTCATATATCCGTCTTACATAGTCTTTGGCTTCACCAAGCAACAAACCTTTGACGTTTTCGGCGACAACGACTTTCGGTTGCAGCTTCTTTGCAAGGTCTATGAAGTCGAAAAACAAGGTGTCTAACACTTGCGCCGCTTGCCCCTCTCGAAAGTGCTTCATCTTGCCCCATGCTTCTTCACGACTTCCGGCGACCGAAAACGTGGAACAAGGGGGCGACCCGTCCAACACGTCAAGATTGTACAATTCGGGCGGCAAGTCCGTTCTATCCTTGAACGTCTGTATCGGTTCAAGGAAAGGAAACTTGGGGTTGTGGTTCTGACAATATGCGTACATCATGCGGTGGTCTATCTCATTGCACCCGATTACATCGAACCCGGCAAGTTTGTAACCCATAGAACTGCCCCCCCCACAAGCAAAACATGAAAAGACCGCCCCTTTGTCTTTGGTGAAGTGGGCATCTTTCAAAGTCCAACGATAATCGAATTTATGCGGTTTCATTTGTTTTATTCAATATATTGTTTACCCTTGTCGCCATATCCCGGAATTGCGGATTGTACTTGAAATCATCATCATACTTCCGCAATAAATGAAGCATCGAAGAATGGTCACGGCGAACATACTTGGCTATCTGTGTCAGCTTCATTTTTCGCTTGCGGCAATGATACACGAATATCATCCGGGCAAACACCCCGTCACGCTTGCGCGACTTGGTGATATATTGATTGAAGCGTAACCCTGTCACTTCATGGATTGCATTTTGTATGCGCAAGATTGCCTTGTATTCATCATTTAGAATGATTATGTTTGATTCAAACAATACATCCTTGCCCGTGCGGTTGGCAAAATCAAATTCTATTGAAGCCCCGGTTGAAGTAGTCCAATTATCCATCATGTAGATTGCATCACACGAATGCAGCATTTCAATATCCTTGCATAAATGCTTTATCCATTCTTCATGGGTCGCAAGACCATTCTTTAACGGGTTTATCACTTCAAAGCCAAGTTCCGTCAATAAGGCTTCCGCATCTTCAAACCTTTGTTCGGCTTCCTTGTAAGGCAAGCCGCTTATCTTTCCTGAAATGTATATCCTCATGGCTGCAAGTTCTTTTGATGGTTATGCAAAAACTTATTCACGAAATACACTTGACCCTTGCCCGTTACCTTGGTCGTGTTGGATATAAGAGTGTCGCCGTTTGGCTTCTGAATGGTTGTTTTCTTTATCTCGAACAAGCCCATTTCCATTGCCTTTTGGGTCGGTTGATTGTATCTTTCACCATATTGGCACAAATAACCGTTGTCACGCATCCATTGGAAAAGCCGCTTTTCGCCCGTCTGAACACCGTTTTGGCATATTATCTTGGCAAGTTCACCGATAAGCACGGATTGTTTGGCGGTTTCAACCGCTTGTGAGAATAGGACACGGGGCGCATCGGCTTCAATCTGCTTTTGTTGCCGCTCGATTTGTTCCGCCTGTGCCGCTGCAAGGCGTAATGCTTCCGCAAATGATTGGGGTATCGCCGGGGCGGTGGGTTGTGTCACTTGCCGCACGACCTTTTCCATCGCATTGAATTGCTCAATGAATGCAACCTTGAATTGCATTGCTTTTGCACCCGTCAAACCCATTGCAAGCAAGGAAAATCCGTCACGGTTCATTATGAACATCGGTCGTGATTTGCCTTGTGCATCACAATAACTTGATTCTGCAAACCATCGGCGGTGGGCTGAATTTTCAGCCGACCCCAAGATGTTTCTTATTGCTTGCATAATGTTCTTATGCTGTTTGCCGAACACCTGTGCGACTTTCAAAGAATCGGTCACGGGTGTACCTTTTTCGGTTTTATAGACCGCATCTTGTTGAATGATAATACCGTCCATTGTTATATCGTTTATTAGTTATTTATTCCGCATCATCATCAAAATAATCTTGGTTTTCATCCAAGAAAGCATCCAACGCATCATTGCAATATAAACCCTCGCAAATACTATCGCATAGATGGTCGATTTCGCCTTGTTTCCACGGGCAATAATCACATAAATCATCGCCCAATGTCTGTTTCAATTCTTCATTTGTCATTTGCTTCAAGTTCTATCTTTGCAATTGCTTTGAGTTCTTGAAGCCGCTTTTTCAACACTTCCACTTGTTCATCCATTACCTGAATGGCAATTTCAGGCGATATGTTGAAAATGCGCATTGATGAACATATACCATCGGGAACGCCCAATTGCATACCCTTTCCATATTTGCCGAAACTTGATTCATTTTCAGCAATGGGGCGTTGGTCTTTTTCCGCACGTTCACGCGCTTTTTCGACTTCCTCGCACATTTCGGACTTGATTTTTCCGATTTCTTCAATCTGTTGGTGGCAATTGTAAATTTGCCTTGCTGTTTCTTTGGTTATCATAGTTGTTAAATTTTACGTCTGTCTTTTCCTTTGATTTCAAAATAATTGCACATTTCCCGAAGTCGGCTTGCCACACGGTCGCCATACCTGTTTGAAAGTGCTTCACCGTTGATTTTAAGATTTGAAGTGATAAGGGTTAATTCATCGGTCTTGTCACCCCTGTATTCAAGCACGTTCCGCATAACGTCAAGGCGATTGCCCATGTACATTGATTCTTGCGGCTCGCTGCCTAAGTCCTGAATGCCAAGAATGCCTTGCGATTTGAACCTTTGAATGTTGCCATCTTCAATGAACCTGTCGCAAATTTCATCCGCTCGAAAGGTTGCCCACCACAAAGGGCGTGTCGTGTTGTCTTTCTCCATTGACACCCGGAAACCCCATGCAGCACTATATGCAAGCATGATTTCAAGACACCAAGATTTGCCCGAACCTGTATTTCCCGCAATGTAAATTCCACGTTTCAAATTCCCCGGAACAATCTGCCTTGTTTCCGGGTCAAGGCATCGCATTGACGTGTCGCAATGACACCATTTGATGAAGTTTTCGTAAGTGAAGCGGTTTTCATCGTCAATCACAAACTTTGCGTTTCGGCTCTTTCCGATTGCTTCAACAATCTTCAATGCTTCTTCAACGTCATATTGCAAGTATTGGTAACGGGTAATGCCGACAAACAACCCACGTTGCTTCACGGCTTCCATAATTCGCCCGATACTTGGCATCTGCACTTTCACGGACTTTTGATTGCCGTCCTTGTCTGTTATGGTATCTTTTATATCCATTCGTCATTGCATTTTTTTGTTACACTTGCTTTTCTTGCCGGGCGTATATTGTCACGTTTCGACCATGTGACAACCGCCATCCGCCAATCTTTCATCTTGTTTTTGCCGACCATCCAACCTTTGCTTTCGTAAAATGCAATGAATGCTTCCGCATCAACTGAATATCCTTTTTCTTGAATGTAGGATTGTACTTCTTCCAAAGTAGGGGGGCAAAACCGTTTGACGGTTTTTGCTTTTTCCCTTTCTATATCATTAGAATCTTTACTTTCCTTTTCTTTACTTTTCTTTTCTTTGGATATATCTTGCATTGCATTTGCATTCGTTTTGCATTGCCCTTGTTGGGCTTGCATTGATTGCCAACGCTTTATCGCCGCAAGTTTTCTTGATTCCGAAATGGTCTTGCGTTTTTCAAGACGTGCATTTACCGAATTTGACCAAAACTTTTCCCCGTCATTTTGGAATAATCCAAAGTCTTGCACAACACTTTCTACAACCGTGCTTTCCACGTGCAATGCAAATGCAATACTTTTGCATGATTTCAGGGGCAAGAAGCCGTCTTGTTCATATAGTTGTTCAACAATGCACCAAAACACACCAATTCCAGTTGCGCCGTGTTCAATCAACACGTCTTGCAATTTTGGGTCGTTCCGGGCATTGTAATCATGTTGGAAATAATACACTTCTTTCATCGCTTGACGTGTTTTTGTGATTCACCGATACCGAACAACGCAAAGTCATATTTACACGGGTCTTGGGGGTCGAAAGCCGCCAAATTCCGGGTCAGTTCCTCAACGGTCTTACGGTCGTTGCCTTGGCGTGTAATCAAGCCCAATTCACGCCCCACACGGGCGACATGAACATCAAGGGGCATCATCAATTGACTTGGCTTCAAGTTATGCCAAACGCCCAAATCAACAATTCCATCTTGACGGCATAACCAACGCAACATAAGATTCAGTCTTTTGCAAGGTGAACCGCCCTTGTGCCTGTTTGGTGTCGGGTCAGATATATGCTTTGAGTATTCACCGCCATTCGCTTGTGCGAACAATTCACGCAATCTTGAAAAACCATCCCAAACGGTTAAGTCACCTTGTCCGAAAGCGATTGCCAAAGTGTTGCTTGTCAGATACACAAATTGCAAGCCCCGACACATATACGCCAAATCACGACCAAAAAATGTGCGGTGAATGTTGCATTTCGGGTCTATGTGTTGCCAACTTCCGTGCATCACAAAATTATAAGGCTTGCCATCCATAATGTCAAACAACATCTTTCGGCAACCGTTCATTATCTGTTTTCTATTGCCCCAAGCAATTGTCGAAGCAAGGAAAGCGGCAATTTCAATATCTTGTTTGGATTTACCCAAGAAACAACGTGGAAATGCCACCGGGTCATTCTCCATGAATGCCGTTGTGTTATACCTTGCCACAAGGGATTCCAATGTTATTTTCAAATCATTCATTGTTGCGATATTGAAGCCCCCGACCCGACAAGCAAGCCGGGGGCATTTTGTTAAACTTCAATGATTGCAATTTCCGGCGCAATCTCCCTTATTTGCTCCAATTGTTCATCAATAACCTTGTCACGCAAATCTTCAAGCGTTACTTGTGCGCCCGGCGACAACAACACAAAGGCGACTTCACGCCCGTTCACCTGTGCGAATGTTTCCACCTCTATTGTTTCGGGCTGCATACCCTTGAAGATGGGCATTTGGATGGTGAATGATTCCGGCAAGTTGGAATTGACCACTTGGGCGAAATTGTCCGTGCGGTTGCCGTTTTCCTTGACCGCCCTTTCAATCTTGTTATTCACATCGGCGGTGAAGTTCATCAGGCTTGAAACCAGCTTCATGTTTTCGTTGCGGTCGGCAAAGAATGCCCGGTTCATCTTGATAAACAAACCAAGTTCCGTTGGTGTCCATACCTTGTTACCGTTAATGCCAAATTCAATGAACTTGGGGTTGTAACTCAATTTGCCCGTTATTTCACCACGCTTGTATTCATCCGCTTCATTCGTTATCAAGGTGATTTCGATTGATTCACGGTTTACAAGCACAAGGCAATCTTTTTGTTCAAATTGCCCGGTGTTAATTCTCTTTTTGAGGTATTCAACGACCGCCCCGATAACACCTTTCAAGTTAGTTTTGACGGGTGCTTTGGGTTCAAGTTCTTTCGCTGCTGCACCCTCACGAATGACAAGTTCCGCTTTGCTCATTCCGGGCGCAAGGTTGATTTGCAATTTTTCATTATCCATGATTCAAAAATTTAGTTGTTAATTGTCCGTTCCTGTTTTGGGGTTAAGATTTCGCACCACGCCAAAAATGGTGGGTTGCAGTTCGTCAGCGGTCGCCGGGCGGCTCTCAATCAACTTGCCGTCTTTGTTGTAGTACCCGGTTTCCTTTGTTTCTTGGTCGGTGAACCTGTAACACGTTTCGGTTACATATTCCGCCTTTGCCTTGATATTTTTAAGTAACTGCTTACATTCTTCCCTCAATGGTTTTAACTGACCTTTGAAAGTTTCCATTGCGACTTTCTTTTCATCTTCGATTTTGTCTATTTCAATCGAAAGATTAGTATGCCTTTCTTTATGCCCTTGCAATTCTTCCGGGCTGTATGGCTTCATATACCCTTTTTGCTCGCAAGCATCGCAATTGTCTTTCAAGAACGCTTCACGTTGAATCGGGTTCTTGTATTCCTGCCCAAGTTCTTTTTCCATATCCGATTTGTTTTACTATGAAACACATTCTATTTGAAAAGGAACACTTCGTTGTACAACTCGGCAAACATTTCACCGAATTGCCGTGCCCGATTTGCGGTCTTAAAGCAAAGCCGAGAACCGAAACTCGCATACGTAATCGTAGCCGCATTAATCGCACCCGCAGACACGAACCCCGCAGCATCCCGGTCATATACAAACCAAGGATAATACTTGTATTGGTTTTGGTTGCTGAAATCCGGCACGAAATCATCCGCTTTGTTCCATGCTTCCGCAATGGTGAACAACTTGTTCAATGCGGCAAGGGCTTTGAGGTGTCGCGGATTCATTTCATCAACCAAATGGGCAACGCCGGACAAATCCAAAGAATTGTTTGATTGCAGCTTCTTTGTAACGGAAAAGTCCGCATTGGGCTTGCCGCCAAGATACTTCCGGGCTTCCTCGTAGTTGGTCACACATTCGTTGATTTCCCTTTCCTCGATTTCGTCAAGGGTGAAATCAAACGGGGTCAAATACCCCTCATCGTCTGAATCCAATTCATCGTTGTTGTCCGTAATGTAACCATCCATCACATCAACGGCTTCAATCTTTGAATCAAATTTTCCAATGGCATTTTCAATGCCTTTTTGTCTTAAAAGAAACTTCTTCATGTTCTGAAAATTAAAATGGTGATTTGTTGAAATTTGAAATTGTCATTCCGCTTTCGGCAATGTGGGTGGTCTTGCCCGTTGCTTCTTCGATTCCTTGCTTGAACTCCTTTGCGTTTGAATTGCCATCCGAAAGATGTATCAAGACAATATGGTTCACGCCTGACAAGTCGTTTGCAAGCAATGTTTCCCGGCAAGTGTCAAAGCTGCAATGGCTTTTCATTGTCCTTGCCCGTAACGCCATCGGCAATTTGCCCGCTTCAACATTGGCATCCAATATGTCTTGACGGTAATTGCATTCAATCAAGATGTTATTCAATCCATGAAAGGTATAATGCAAGTAATATGTATCAGTTGCGAACAAGACCATGCCGCATTCCTTGTGGTAAATCAAAAATCCGAAAGGCTCTTTGGCATCATGTTGGGTTGCGAATGGTTGCACCTTGAAATTGCCGATTTCGTACACTTTCAATTCTTCCATCACACGGACAAGCCGGGTTTGCGGCAAATGCAATGCGTCTTTCGTGCCTTGCGACATATAGCATGGGATTTGCGCTTCAAGGCACTTTCCGGCGTGTTTGGCGTGGTCGCCATGCTCGTGTGATATAATTACACCAGCAATGCGGGAAATGCCGAAATTGACCGCCTTTTGCACGTCTTTGAAAGGAATGCCGCATTCTATCACCAAGCAATCATTGCCATTGTCAAGCAAGTAGCAATTGCCCTTTGAACTCGAACCCAAAATCTTCAATTCCATAGCCTTTCGGATTTTGATTGTTTGTTAGAAACCGGGTTGGGGTGTCGGTGCTTGTGCCGCTTCCTCTTTTGGCGTTTCGGCATTGGCATCATGCACCGCTTTGATTTCGCCCGTTTCCGGGTCAATCATTGTCGCCGTGGTCTTGTCGTTACCTTGCGCCAAATCCACACCGATTTGCACTTTGTTGGCGTTGTCGTGCTTTTCGGCTTCAACTTCCGCCCCGACTTCTTGATAATCCACATCCATTATGTCTTGGTATTCCTCAACGGTACGCATCCCCATTGACAATTCAGGTGCGTAAGCACTTGTCCAAAATGAAGCCGCACGATACATAAGCATTTGTTTGGTCATGGTCTGCCATTTTGAACCGTTCTTTGTAAACCACCCCTCTTGGATAGCAAGGCGGATTGATACGGGCGAACTTTCCAAGACTTCATCCGAACCCTTTGCGCTCGTATAGGCGACACACTCAATATCCATCATCTTGCGCCCGTCAAATTGCTTGGTCGTGGCTTCATTCTTATAATAGCCCCGTCCATTTTGACCGTTTACCCATACTTTTGTGTACTCGACATAATCCACCATGCCAAGCATACCTTTTTCGGTGAAGCGGTACTTCAAGGGCTTGAAGCGTCCGCAAGTGTTTACGGTGGCGACAAGGAATTTTGACGACCAAGACGGCTTGCCATAAATCGGCACCATATTTTGCATAACCATCAATGGGCTTGCGCCGATACGTTGGGCAATCTCAATGGCAATCATGCAATTTGCCATCGCCTTTTCGATTGGGTTTTTATCCGTCACTTTGTACATATCCGGCACAAGTTCCGAACTTGCGAACAACTTGCAAACACGCTGCATGGTGTCGAATTGCACCGGGTCAAAGAAGTTGAACCCGACTTGTACGGGGGCGGCAACCGTCAATACTTGCCCCTGCTTTTCTGTTTTCTGAATTTCGTTCATGATTCAATCTTTTACTTGTTAATGATTACGATTGCCCCCCAATACTTTTTCAATAAGGCTATTTAGGGCGGCTTCTTTCATGCCAGCCATTAGAAATGACTTGCCGTGTTCCTGTGAAGCAAATCCGGCAATCGCTTCCACCACCTTTCCACCATTGCCAAGCACGGAAATGATTTGCTTTGTGCCATTTTCACTTTCCACCGATTCGGCGGCAAGGATAACAAGACCACGTTTGACACCCTCTTTCTTTTCTGTCATTGTTGTCATTTCATGTGCGAATGCTTCCACCTTTGAAAGAAATTCGCTTTTTTCAATTTTCTTTTCCATTGTTGCGTTGTTATTTAATTGTTAAAAAATTGTCCTTGTTTACAACAAGGTTGATAATCTGACTTTCAGTTTCGATAATGTCATTGACCGATTCACGGTTATCAATGAATATCGGTGCGCACACGCCATAAAAGCGGCATAATGTGTTGATTATGTCAAGCCCGGCATTCATTTGTCCTGCCGTGTTCGCACTTGGGTATGGAACGCCATTGACCAAAGGAATGCACGTTTCAACGGGGTTGTTGTCAATGGTGAAGTCAAACAAGCGGAAAGACACATATTTGAACATCCCGTTTATCCGGCTTTCGCATTCATCAATCTTGGTCTTTGTGAATTGCTCAACCGTGTATTCCTGTTTTTCGACATCGGCGATTTGTTGGGCAAGGTCTTTGCCTTTCTTTTCAAGGCTTGCGATTTCATCTTCATAACGCTTGATTGCATCACGGTTGGCAAGCCTTTTATTGAGGTCGTCACGGGTCTTGTTCAACTCCGACTTCCTTTCCTGTGCCTTGCTCGTGTCGGCGGAACTTGCCTGTTCGGTGCTTATGGTCGCTTCAATCTCTTTGATTTTTGCTTGCTTTTCGACCCATTCCGGGATTGATTCAGGCACAACGGCGGCGGCATCAACAAGCGGCAAAGCAACGAAATCGGCTTTCATCTTGCTTATTTCGCCATTGATAGACGTGACATTGGCATTGGCATTCTCAATGTCCTTTTTCACATCGTCAATGTCCTTTTCAAGTTCCTTGATTCTTTCGCCAATTCGCTTTCCCTTTGAGGTTATATCATTGCATTTGTCGGCTTGGGCTTTCGTGAAAACATCCCTTGCTTGCTCAATCATGGCGGCGGGTAATTCCTGCTTGCAATGCGGACAAGTCGTTTCACCATGATAGACCTTGCCGTTTTCTTCAAACCATTGATTGCGCAAAGTGTCTTGTTCCGACTTCAACTTTTTGGCATCTTCTTCAAGCCGTTCTTGCTCTTTTCGGCTTGCCGACAATTCACGGTTGGTCGCTGCCAATTCACGTTCCTTTGCCTTGATATTGCTTTCCAATTCACGGCGGGCGGCATTGGCTTCAAATGCGGCATTTTGCGCTTCTTCCTTTGCCCTGAAAAGTAGTTGTTGGCATTCGGATTTCAAGGCGTTCACGTCCTTTTGCTTCTTTTGCTCCGCTTCATACGCCTTGCGGATTGCGGCGGTGGCATCACTAATCGCCTTGTCTATGTCCTTGATTTCATCATCAATGACTTGGATTTGAACTTCAATG